ATTCGGTGTTAACAACTAGGGTTTCCAACGCTATGCGATGGGAATCTCCTAGTACCGATTTGGCTTTTATTTCTGTATTGGCATCAGGAGATTATAAGAATATCAGTAAATATTTCCCCGTGCAGCATTTTCCCGCTACTCCTGCGCAAGTTTTGTACCGTACCCCTAACGGGAATGTAACAAAAACGTATACCAAAGCCTCACCAGAACCAGAAATTTGTGTTGCTGGTGTGAGCCCTTACTCGGGCCATACATATCATTTGGAATATGACACTTTCAAAGGATTGTGTGGTGCCCCACTGATTTCATTGGGCACGAATAAGTGCTTGGTGGGTGTACACTTAGCAGGAAGAACACCTAAAGATACTTTCGGAGCTTGTTCTATTATACTTCAAGATGAGGCGCTAGTGGGCATACACTATTTACGCAATATTCCCTCTCTACAAAAGTCCCTATCCGTGGAAGCGGGTGATGATATTAACTTCGAGACTACCGTAGCGGGGAATAAAGTCTTGTCCAAAGGCGAAGTACATTACAAATGTCCTACCAAACACATACCTTTATACACTGATATGGAAGATAGGCAAATAGAAGTGCTCGGATCCTGTTTCGAAGCCTCCACTTTTAGATCAGAAGTTCGTATGTCGTTAATATCACATGATGTCGAGCGCATTATGGGTTGTCCCCAACTGTGGGGGCCTCCTAAGGCTGAGTTTGAAACCGAACCTTATTATAAAGCCCTAGCGGGATATGGTAAGGCTTCTCTTGGCCCTTCGCCGAAAACCCTCGAAATGGCTATCATTGATTACACTACTCCATTATTGGAAGCTACTGCAGAATTTACTAGACATGTTCCTATGGTTCCATTAACACCAGAGGAAACTATGGGCGGAATCTATGGACGAAGGTTTATCGATCCTATGCCTCGTAATAAATCTTGTGGATACGGTTTTAAGAGCAAATTATCTACACATTATGAATTGCTGGATGGAGTTGCAGAACTTAGTGACACACTCCAACAGGAGATTGACGCAGCAATGTTGTGTTATCGTCAGAATAAGAGATATAATTTCATCTACAAAGCTTCTCTGAAGGATGAACCGACATTACTCACAAAAAAGAAAATACGAGTATTTACTGGAGCACCTGTGGCTCAGAAGTATATTATTCGCAAATATTTTCTACCACCCGCCACTATGTTAACCATATTCAGTGGATTGAGTGAGCAAGCTGTGGGGATTAATGCCAGCGGCAGGGAGTGGGATGAATTGCATCACCACATCACGCAATTTGGTGATGATCGCATCATAGCTGGCGATTTCAAAGCTTATGACCAATCTCTACCAGTGAATGTAACTATTGCCACTATGCGCATTTTGATAGCCATAGCGGCGGCTGGAGGTTATAGTGAAGATGATTTAGCCATCATGGAAGCTGCTATACCAGATGTGGTTTCTGCTTACGTAGCCGTAAACGGCACATTGGTAAAACTCACCAAAGGTAACACTTCAGGCAATAACTTGACGGTATTTATCAACGGTATCGCCAATGCCCTTCTACACCGTTGCGCTTACTTTGATACCCTAGGGCTAACAGCCAGCCCATACAGGGAAAATGTAGTTAGTATGTTTTACGGAGATGATAGCTTAGGGGCTGTCCATAGTCGTTTAGGCGATAGTTACACTTGTGTTAATATTTCTGAACATATGTTAGTATATGGTTTAGAATACACTGCCCCTGATAAAAC